ATGGGTCTTTTATACCCAAGAACGTGTCATTAAGTCATGATTAAGCCGAGTCCAGTCATAGTTGGTCAAGAGCCAATCGATAACGTCTCAGATCGGCTCACATCGGTTTTTGAACCGTCATCAGCTCAGGTCTTTGGGCATGAAGTGCCACGTATTCACACGCCGCTCAATGATTTGCCGTCGCGCGGGCATGAATTGATTGACTTTGCGGCTCAGATAATTCCGGGCGGTTTCATGCCATGGCAAAAATGGCTGGCAATTCAATCGCTCAAGCTCAAGCCTGATGGCAGATATTACCATCCAGTAACTTGCGCCACCGTAGCCCGTCAAAATGGCAAGAGTACCTACATGCTCGCGCGAATTGCCATGGGGTTATTTTACTGGGATGAATCTTTGCAAGTCGGTTCAGCTCATCGATTGGTAACATCGTTGGAACAATTTAGGTCGCTCGTCTCAATTATTGAAAGCCATGACGATATTGCAAAACAGGTCAAACGTATCCGATGGCAACATGGCGCAGAGGAAATCGAAACTTTGACTGGCAATCGCTTTGTCATTAAGGCTGGCGGTTCAGCGGCTCGCGGATTGAGCAAGCCAGAGATTGTCCACCTTGATGAGCTGCGCGAAATGAAGGATTTGGACTCGTTCGCCGCGCTGCGGTTCACCCTCATGGCGGCAAAAAATCCGCAAGTCAATTGCTTTTCAAATGCGGGTGATTCTCACAGCATTGTTTTGAATATGCTCAGGGAACGCGGAATGGCTGCGAGCGCCGGGGCGATCGATGACGTGGGCTATTTTGAATGGTCAAGTCCTACGGAAGTGCTATCGATTGAGAATGCAGCGTACGCAAATCCCGGGCTTGGGATAACTATTCACCCAGATAACATCAAAGCCGTTTTCAATGATCCTGTCGAAGTGGTTATGACCGAGGTATTGTGCAGATGGGTTCAAACTATTTCCAGCGTGGTTGGAGCCGCCGAATGGAATGAATGCACTGATCTTGAGGTCGATCTAGACATCGAGAAACTAACTTGGCTGGCAATCGATTGCTCACCAGATCGAAAATTTGCCGCGCTCGTTGGAGCGCAGAAATTGGGCGATGAAAAGTTTATAGTCAAGCTGCTGCACACTTGGGAAAATGGCGTCCAGCTAGATGATCGAGAAATTGCCAATGATGCGGCTAAATACTGCCGCGAATATCCAATCGAGTATTTGTTATATAGCCGTCGAACCAGCGGCGCGGTAGCTGCCAGATTGCAGCCAGCGGGAATTCCGATTTTGGATATGGATGGCGATTACCCGCAAAGCTGCGACATGCTTTTGGGTGCGATAAATGGCGGTCGGCTTAAACATCGAGGACAGCCTGAACTAACGACGCAAATACTTTCAGCGGTGCAATTACGTCGCGGCGATGGCGGCTGGGTCATTGGACGCAGAGCTTCACAATCGGCAGTCTGCGCAGCCGTTGCCACTGCGCTCGTTACGTTTTACGCGACACGCCCAGAGACCGAGTTTGACATATTAGTGGGTTGATCCTTGACCCTTGAGAGAATTTGTGCATGGGATTCCGAGACATCTTTGTACGTTCATCCGTCACCGCACCGACATACGACGTCTCGGCTTCTCTTGCTCCAGTAACTAGCCTTGATTCGCTTTCGCCATTTTTTCGCGGAAATCGAACAGCTACACGTCAAGAGGCGATGAGCGTTCCCGCAATTGCTCGCGGTCGAAATTTAATTTGCTCAAGTATTGCTTCAATCGGATTAAACGTGATTGAACGAGATACCGGAATGATGGTTGATACACCGCGCGTTATTCGTACACCTGATCCACGCATTCCCGGAGTCGCGACATACGTCTGGACGCTTGAAGACCTGCTTTTCAGTGGGTACGCGTACTGGCAGATTACAGAATTATTTGCAGACACGCAGCGAGTTCGCAGCGTTCAAAGAATTGCACCTGATCGCGTAACAATCAACACAAACAGCGATTCGACCGAAATTGAATCTTATTCAATCGATGGTCATACACCGCTGCCGTTGTCAGGCGTCGGATCGCTAGTAGTCTTTTACGGTAACGATGAAGGATTGCTCAATCGCGCAGGAATGACAATTCGCACTGGCGCAGAGCTTGAACGCGCAGCGGCAATGTACGCGCGTGAACCAGTTCCGCAAATGGTATTGAAATCAAATGGAACTGCATTGCCAGCAGATCGAATTGCAAAACTTTTGGAATCTTGGGGAGCAAGCCGCCGCAATCGATCAACCGCATTTCTTAACGCTGACATCTCATTGGAGACTTTGGGCTTTGATCCTGAAAAATTACAGCTGGCGGCTGCCCGTTCGTACATCGCCACTGAACTTGCTCGCGTTTTAGGCATCCCGGCTTATTTCATTGATGCTGAAACTGGATCATCAATGACTTATTCAAACGCAACAACAACGCGTCAGACATTGCTTGACTTTTCTTTGATTCCGCTAATGAACAGCGTAACCGAAAGATTATCAATGCCAGATTTTGTTCCATCAACGCAGCGCGTGGAATACGCACTAGATGATTACTTGCGCGGCTCAAATCTTGAGCGCGTTCAGATTTACGAGATACTAAACAGAATCGGTGCATTAAGTGCCGAGGAAATTCGAGTAGCAGAGGAAATGATCCGATGAAAGTACTGACACCGTTCACAATTACAGCCGCTGATTCAGAGACGCGGACAATTACTGGTCAAATCGTTCAATTCGATACGCCAGCAAATGCATCGACTGGCAAAGTGTTATTCAAGGCGGGATCACTAATTCCGGCATCAGTAAAACTCAATTTGGAACATGATTCAGCTCGTCCGATTGGTAGAAGCATCGGAATGGAACTTTCACCTGATGGCAAGTCGATCAATGCAACATTTAAGATTTCAAAGACAACAGCTGGCACTGATGCAATTCAAGAAGCGATGGATGGACTACGCGACGGATTTAGTGTTGAAGCCAATGTCTCAGATCACGGATTTAACGAGGATGGCACAATGGTCGTCAATCAAGCTGAACTCGTAGGCGTTGCATTAACTCACAAACCAGCATTCGATCAAGCTCGCGTCAGTCATGTCGCAGCGACAACCGAAGAAACACCAGTAACACCAGATGAAACATCAACCGAAGGAGAACCAGTGGAAACCACTACCGAAACAAAAGAAGCGCCAGCCGTTGAAACGGTAGAGGCTTCACAGCACGTTATCCAAGCAAATCGTCCAGCACCAATGTTCACAAAGCCACGCAGCCCAATTGTGAATCTTGGTTCATATATGGAGCATTCAATCAAGGCAAAACTAAATCCAATGTCAGATTCTGCAATTTATGTTGCAGCTGCAAATGATGATCTTGGAACTACAAATCCAGCGTTTAATCCGACTCGCCAATTGGCAGAAGTAATTAACGGATTAAGCAATGGCACAAGAGGCGCAATTGATGCCGTTTCACGCGGAAATTTGCCTGATGCAGGACTTCAGTTTGAAATTCCAAAGATTTCTCAAATTGCAACCGTTGCAGCAGTAGCAGAAGGCGGCGCAGTTTCAAACACCGGAATTGAGTCAAGCTTCATTTCAATTCCAGTCACTCGCTTTGCCGGTCGCAACATTCTGACAACAGAAATCATTGATCGCAGCTCACCAGATTTCTTCAATGAATTGGTCAGAATCATGGGATCAGCAATGGCATTTGCACAAAACAAATACGTTGCAGCTCAAATCAAAACAGATTCCGTTTCAGATGGAACACCAACAGCCAACACAGCAGCAGGATTGATTGCATACGTTTCACGCGCTAACGCAGCCGTTTATGCAGGAACTCAACGCTTTGCTCGTAACATTTTGGTATCACCAGCTCAGTGGTCAAACATCATGGGCTACAACGACAATGGCACACCATTGTTCAATGCTTACCAGCCACAAAATCAAGCTGGTCTCGTAACTGGTCAATCACAGCGCGGTGTAGTTCTCGGTTTGAACTTCTTCGTTGATAACTCAGGCGAAATCACTGGCACTGGCGATGACTCAATGATGGTTATCGAACCAGATGCATATACATGGTACGAGAGCGGAAACTTCCGTCTTGATGTCAATAAGCCATCTGACGGAACTGTGGAAGTCTCACTCAATTCTTATGGTGCATGCGCCACAAAGATTGCAGCGGGAGCCAACGCTTTTAACTTTACCTAAAAACTAACCATCGACCGTAGCCGCTCCCGGATGCGGTCGAGCAGACGAAGGGAACGGAAATGCCACAGATAGTTACCGCAGGCGAACTGCGATCGATCCTTGGCGTTTCCGTATCTCTTTATTCTGACGTTTATCTGGAGCAAATGATTGATTCGGCTGAATTGACGGTCTTGCCATTACTTACGGGCTACCAATCAGCAGTCAATGAAATCTTTGTAGAAAATGGCATTGCGTATTACGGAACGCAGCGCGTGAATTATTTTGTGCCCGGTCAAAGTGTTGTAATTACAGGATGCGGAACTTATGACGGAACAGTAACCGTTACCGATGATCGCATCACCCCTTTTGTATTTACATCTGCGACAGCTGAGGCAGATAGCACCTACACGATCCCGCAGATTCCGGCAGGGCTGGCGTGTATAGATGGGGCGACCGCTGGCGACCTATACGCTGGCGTCGCACCCATTAAGTCTGCAATTCTCGTCGTAGCCGTTGAAGTATTTCAATCCGTTACAGCTCCCGGCAATCAAATCATGAGTGATCAATTTCAGCCATCGCCATTCGTTTTGGGACGCAGCTTAAGCAACAGAATCATTGGGCTGCTCGGTCCATTTCTTGAAGTCGAAACGATGTGTTTATGACCATCGAAGCTGATATTCGCACACCATTGCAGACTGCATTGACATCAATTGCAGCCAATGTGTATAACGGAATTCCAGAGGCAATGACAAGTCCATCAATTGTTTTGGTTCCAGATTCACCATATCTTGAAAGTACTTTAATCAATGGCGCAACCACCAAAGTCAAAATCAATTTTCTAGTTACTGGCGTCGTTGGATATTCCAGCAATGCGGCAGCTTTGACCAATCTTGAAGATTTAATGATTTCAATTATTTCAACCATGCCCGGCGGATATACCGTTGGAGATGTTAGCGCACCCACACCATTGGAAGTCGGCACAGGAAAATTCTTGACCGCTGATTTGCAAGTCTCAACGTACTACACCGACTAAGGAGAAAAAGAAATGCCAACAACAATCATCACCGGCAGAGACATCACGTTCACAATTGACGGCGATGATTTTGATGCCCAAGCTACTTCCGCGACTTTAACAGTCGATTCGACAATTAACACATATCAAACACTTGATGGAAAAGCGTATTACACCACTGACACTCAGGGTTCATTCGCGGTTGAAATGCTTGCAGATTGGGGAGCAGCTTCATCATTGTGCGAAGCATTATGGACAGCGGCAACAAACGCACCGCAAACTGGACTTGCAGTTGTTTTGGTAGCGGACACAGGCGCGTCATTTGCATTTGATGTTCAGCCAATCTTGCCATCAGCGGGCGGCACTGCACCAGATGCCCAGACCGTTTCACTTGCATTCACTTGCGTAACCACGCCAGTATTAACAATCAGCTAAAAGGAGACCGGGAGCATGAAACTACCAATCACAATCGAATACACAGCAGGAAACAGCGAAACCTACACAGCGCAACCGCCTGAGTGGGCGAAATGGGAGATCAAAACAGGTTTCATCATTTCACAGGCGCAAGACAAGATTGGCATCAGTGATTTGATGTTTTTGGCGTATCACGCCATGAAACGTGAAGCCGCTGGAAAGCCAGTCAAGTCTTTTGAGATTTGGAGCGAAACCGTTGCCGAAATAACAGTCGGTGATGAAATAGCCCCAAAAGTTATGCCCCCGGAAGCATAAATCAAATCCTTTGGGATTTGGCAATTACGACCGGGTTCAGTCGATCAGAATTTCAAACGGCTGAGGATATACTTACAGCGATCGAGATACTGGAGAAGCGCAATGGCGGATGATGCAGTCGCTTTCAATAAAGCGGAACTCAGATCAATTATTTATGCATTCAAAGGCATGGATGATGAAGCCGTTACAAAAGCAAAATTGGTATCAAATGGTCTTGCTACTTATCTTCAAGGCAAGATCATTGGCAAATCTCAAGGTCGAGATAAAGCATCGATCAGGATTGCCGAAGGTTCAAGGGTAAGCAAATCATCAAAGATTGGCGAAATGTCATTTGGTTTTGCATCTCAAAAATTCTCTGGCGGTGCGACTACTCAGCAGCTTTGGGGCGGTTATGAATTTGGTTCAAATAAGTATAAGCAATTTCCAATTTGGTCTGGTCGAGAAGGTCGAGGCTCAAAGGGATGGTTTATTTATCCAACGCTGAAATTGGAACAACCGCATATTATCTCTGAATGGCAACAGGCATTTTCTCAGATTGTGAAGGTCTGGTAAATGGCTGCTCAAGGATCAAGAACCCTTAAATTATCTTTACTCGCTGACGTTGCGGAATTTACAAAAGGCATCAAGACCGCTGGCAAAGATACAGAAACCATTGGCGATAAATTTACACAATTTGGTCAAAAAACAGCTTTGGCATTTGCGGCTGCTGGAGCTGCAATTGGAGCGTTCGCCGTAGAATCAGTTAAAAATGCAGCGGCAGATGAAAAGGCTCAGCGTTCGCTTGCTTTAACAATTGAAAACACTACTAGCGCAACAGCCGCGCAAATAAAAGGCGTGGAAGACTATATAACAAAAACATCACTGGCGATCGGTGTAACAGATGATGAACTGCGTCCCGCATTTGCTCGATTAACGAGATCAACAAAAGACGTCGAAGAATCTCAAAAATTATTAAACTTGGCATTGGATATTTCATCGGCTACTGGGAAGCCATTAGAAGGTGTTGCAAATGCGCTTGGAAAAGCTTATGACGGCAATACTCAAGCTTTAGGTCGATTAGGTCTTGGCATTGATTCATCGATTCTTAAATCAAAAGATTTTGATCTCACATTTGATTCTTTAACAAAAACCTTTGGCGGATTTGCAGAAAATGAATCCAAAGGTACTGAAAAGGCATTTGAAAGAATCAAAATTGCCGTTGATGAAGCTCAAGAACAGATTGGCGTTGCATTGCTGCCAGTAGTTCAAAAATTAACGACGTACATTCTTAACAACGTTTTGCCAGCATTTCAACAATTCATAAATGGTTTGACTGGCGAAGAAGGATTGACGGACAGTCTGACAGCATCAGAGGCTAAGGCGCTCGAATGGGGCAAAAAAGTCAGAGGTGTAATCAACACAGTGATTGAACTCAAGGATGAAATCATTTTTACCAGTGCAGTCATTGGCTCAATTTTTCTTGTATCAAAGATTTCGGCTGGCGTAATAGGTACCATTGCTTTAATCAAAAGTCTAATAGCCGCTTACAATTTGCTCAAGACTTCTGCCATTGTTGCTGGCGTTGCATCCGCTTTTGCATTGAACCCATTGCTTGGAGTCGGAGCGGCTGCATTAGCTGCGGGTGTTTTAGCAGCAGCAGTCGGCATTAGCAAAATTGGCGATGCAGACACATCAAAGCTTGGCGTACCGAAAACTTTTTCTAGTATCTCAGGCGTTTTGGGATCAACAACACCAACCGTCACTGCTCCAGTAATACCGAATATCGTTACACCAACCCCATCCGGCGTTGCAAAGGTTGCATCATCAGCTTCTAAGGTTGCAGCTTCTATGGAATCAATGGGAACATCTTCACCATTTACAGAATCAATTTCAATGGGTAAAGCTTTGCTACCAGCTTTCAACGTTACAGTAAATCAAGGAATTGTGGGCAATCCAGAGTCAGCGGCTCGCGCAGTAGTCGATGTATTAAATCAATCATATTTTAGAGGAACAGGCGGCGCTACTGCGTTGCAACTGGCACAATGACCGTATTTAACCCAATTTACAAAGTCATAATTAGTGGCGTTGAATATCAATCGGCGGTATTGGCAAATCTTTCAATTACATCTGGTCGCAATAATATCTACGAGCAAGCTCAAGCGGGATATATCAGTCTTGAGTTAATTAACCTTGACCAGTCAAACGTTGCTATTGACATCAACAATTCTCTGACCGTTGAACTACAAGATTCAACAGCTACATTTGTTCCGATTTTTGGCGGCTCGGTAGTCGATATTTCAATCTCGGTTGCTGAAATTGGCAATGTGGCATTTGCGCAGCGAATTAAAATCACCGCATTAGGGGCTTTGGCTAGACTGCCAAAGGCGCTAACAAATGGCGTCTTAAATCAGGATTTTGACGGCGATCAAATCTTAACAATTCTTACTGATTTATTGGTCAATAACTGGGGCGAAGTGCCAGCGGCATTGCAATGGAATACTTATGATCCGACCGAGCAATGGCAAAATGCAGAAAATACCGGACTTGGCGAAATAGATACTCCCGGCAATTATGAACTCGCGCAACGGTCATCAAGTCGGACAGATGTTTATTCTTTAGTCGCAGCTTTGGCAACCAGCGGTTTAGGATACATATATGAGAATGCTCAAGGTCAAATTTCGTACGCTGACTCAACTCATAGATCGGCTTATCTGGCAACAAATGGATATGTTAATTTGAGTGCGAATGAAGCTCAAGGCGCAGGATTAACCATTCAATCCCGGGCTGGCGATGTACGAAACACGATCACTCTTAAATATGGCACAAATTCAACTTCCGAGGTAAGCGCGGCAAATGCTTCATCGGTTGCCGTATATGGCGAACTGGCTCAAATCTTTACCACTACGGTCAAACACAGCGTTGATGCCCAAGATCAAGCAGACTTTTATTTGTCATTGCGGGCATTTCCAGAATTCAATCTAAATTCAATTACTTACCAGCTCACAAACCCCGAGATTGACGATAGCGACCGGGATGCTTTGATCAAGGTCTTTATGGGCATGCCAGTGAATATCGCAAATCTGCCGCTAAATATGACATCGGGAACTTACCTTGGCTTTGTCGAGGGATTCACATTTCAAGCCGCTTACAACGAAATCAGCATAAGCCTTAATCTCTCGCCATTGGCGTACTCATTGCAAGCAATGCAATGGCAAGATGTAAGTGTCGCTGAGGCTTGGAACACAATATCTGGGATACTTGACTGGGAACACGCCCTAATCGTGGCATAAGGAGAAAAAATGAGCAATCCAACAACACCATTCAGCTGGCAAATGCCAACCGCCACTGATCTAGTTACGGACTTACCAGCCGATTTTGAAGTCTTTGGTCAAGCCGTTGCCACATCGATGGCTGATTTATTGGGTGGTACAACTGGTCAAGTATTATCCAAGACATCTAATACCGATATGGATTTCACTTGGGTAACGACAGATGACACCAATGCCATTCAGAATGCAATCGTTGATGCTAAGGGAGATTTAATTGGCGCTACTGCTGCTGATACTCCTGCGCGTTTGGCGGTCGGCACAAATGGTCAAGTTCTAACAGCAGATTCAACTGCTGCAACTGGCTTGGCTTGGGCTACCGCAGCAAGCGGCGGGGGAATGACTTCAATAGCCTCTGGTTCACTTTCTGGCTCATCTTTAGCGCTTACTTCTATTTCAGGTTCATATAAGAATCTAGTTTTAATTTTGCGCAATTACACAACAGGCACAGATTTTGATTTATTGGGCAAAATTAATTCTTTGGTGACAACCGGAGATTATTCCTACAATTTAATACAATCAGCCACAACAAACGCGGCAGCACCAACGACCATTGGATATTACAATTCTGCGGTTTTTGGTTTTAACGATTCATTGATTGATAATACAGATGGCGATAATAGCCTTGTTATTACGATTTACGATTATGCAGAAACCACTGCTAATAAAAATATAACAGGCTTGCAAGTGTATAAGCGTTCCGCTGGTCAAAGAACAATTTGCACGTCATTTGGTTCAGTTAACACAACTTCAGCAGTTACCGCAATTACTTTGACACCAACCGCCGGCACATGGACAGCCGGCACTTACATACTATATGGAGTGAACTAATGAAAATTCTGGAACATAATGTAGAAACAGGCGAAGTAAAAGAACGCGACGCAACTGCGGCAGAAATTGCAGAAACAAAAGCAAGTTTAGATGCAGCAGCAGCTTTTCGCGTCGAAGCAGAAACAAAAGCAATAGCAAAATCTGCACTTTTAACTCGCTTGGGCATAACCGCCGATGAAGCGGCACTATTGCTTCAATGAACAAATCTCAAAACGGATGGACGGCATCCAAAGTCCGAGATGAAATTGACATTGAGTCATTCTTAATCCCGGGAACTAAGATCAAACTGGCTTGCAACAAAGCCGTCGCACCATTGCTGGTTGGTTTCGCAGCTGAATTCCACGAATTGATCGAACCGATCGATGAAGGCGGTCTCGATGATTGGGGATACGCTTTTCGAGATGTCAGAGGCGTACCGGGCAAGTTAAGCAATCATTCATCTGGGACAGCCATTGATCTCAATGCAACAAAACATCCACTGGGCAAAGCTGGAACATTTCCTGCGGAAAAAGTGCCAATGATCAAAGCTTTGGCAAAGAAATACTCATTGACTTGGGGCGGCTCTGATAACTGGAGACGCAAAGATGAAATGCATTTCGAGATTGCCATTCCACCATCCAAGGTCGAGGCAGCAATCGCGAAGATTGGAGCAAAAAAATGAAAGAGATAAAAGCACTAGCGGCATCATGGGCAAGATCATTTCTGGCGGCAGCGCTGGGCATGTATATGGCTGGAATCAGCGATCCAAAGACTTTAGCATTGGGCGGCGTTGCCGCTCTTGCGCCAGTTATTTTGCGATGGCTAAATCCTAAAGATGCATCATTTGGATCAAAAGGGAAGTGATCCGAATACCCGTCCAGGTAGCTTTAATCATCTCCATTGGATTAGGGCTATCTGGGTGCGGTCAATATCAGGGATGGACAAGATATGAATGTCAGCTTTTTGAAAACTGGAAAGACCCTGAATGCAATCCGCCACAATGTAAAGTTCAGGGAATCTGTACTTCGGACATACTTGGAGAAAATTTCAATGAGCCAGAGATCAACAAGACGTCTAACAAATGAACAACTCAAGGCAAGACTTGTGGTTTTCATCGGTGTCTGCTTGGCGATGGTCTTTGCTCTTTCAGTCTTGGGAATGCTTTACGCTCTCATATTCGTCACACAGCCCATTGGCGCTCAAGCTCCAAATGACAAGGCTTTCATTGACATTCTTACAACGCTGACGGTTTTTCTCACTGGCGCTCTGGGTTCGGTACTCGCATCAAATGGATTGAAAGATAAACACCAAAACAAGCCAGCCGACACGCCCAAAGATACGCGGGATTCTTGACGATATAGCAGCTTTAAGTCATCCTGTTATCAGGGAGCGAAACGCAGTAGTTCCCTGATCGGGAGCAAACATGTACACAATCGGAGAAGTAGCGATGTGGCTGCTACTAGGAGTCTTTATGGGCTTTATAGTGGGCTACACAGTAGGACTTAGAGAAGGCAATCGTGTTGGATATGTACGCGGCAAGATAGCTGGATCAAGGCGGTCGAGATAATGGCTGCGTTTATGGACAACTATGAAGGCAACAAAGAGCGAACAGATCGATGGATTGCTACATATCCAGAGGGACGGCTCAATGCCCAGATCATCGAATTTGATGCGGTCAAGGGATATGTCCTAGTTCAGGCAAAAGGCTGGCGAAATCAATTAGAGCTTGAGCCAGCTGGCGTGGATTATGCCTATGGATTCCAAGCGGCTTACAGCGACAAAATGCGGCGCTGGATGGTTGAGGATACGGTTACATCCGCTTTGATGCGAGTTATGGCGCTGATTATGGGCGGGACTGAAAAGAGTACAAAGGAAACGATGCAACAGGTTCAATCCTATTCCGAGCCAGCGATTGAGGATGATCCTTGGAGCAAGCCATTTTCAGAGGATGGTTTTACAACCGCAGCCGATGGCATTGGTCAGATTGCCGGGCAATTAGGCGGTCAATTAGCCGCCGCAGCTCCACGATGTCAGCATGGATCGCGCATCTGGCGTGAAGGCGTAAGCCAAAAGACTGGCAACGCTTGGGCTAATTACTCATGCCCAGAAAAGGTCAAGACCAATCAGTGCAATCCAGTCTGGTATGTCTTGGCATCCGATGGTCAATGGAAGCCGCAGGTGTAGCGATGGGCGAAATGGAGATCATCAAGCTAAACACAGGTGAAAGAACAACCTACGCCATCGATGGCACAATCATCAAAGAGCAAAACCCAATCGAAATTAATTGGTGCGACAAATGCCAAAAGTGGAAGCCGCTTGATTTTGGTCGATACGATGGCGCCCAAGGTCTGGACATGATTTGGATTTGCAGGGAATGCAAATGATTATGATCCGATTGAATCGAACTGATGAGATTACAGCTCACACTTGCGGATTAGCGCGAGAAGCTACATTTGGCTCAAATCCTAAGTTCATTGGCAACAAAGGCAATTTTCACAATGCCGTCGTCATCCATTCAGAGGCAGTGGGTTCCGAGATTGCCGTTGCAAGATACGCCGGGATTGAAAACTTTACACCGACGGTCAACACATTCAAGACTGAGCCTGATGTGTTATGGAATGGCGTCGGCATCGAGGTTAAGCGCACACCGCACCGCAATGGTCATCTGATCATTACCAACGATGATCGAGACACAGATATGGCGGTGTTGGTTGTAGGTGAATCACCGACTTATTACTTGGCTGGGTGGATACCAGTAGGCGTTGCAAAGCGCCCAAGGTTTGAGTCATCATCTGGCGGCTGGTGGGTTAGTCAGATCAATTTGCAACCAATGGAGATATTGAAAAGGAACTGCGATGCGAACATTAAAGTTTGATTGCTCGATTTGCGCAAAGCTGCATGGCGATGCCCGGCAATTGCATGGCTTGACTAAGGGAGCAGAGCTAACGCTCCATGAGTGGTTCGCCCAATGCGGTGGATGCGGTGCAATTAGCATCAAGATCGTTGATGAATCATTGGTAGAGCAGTTATGAGCGATCGACTGGATATGGACTTTGGGCATGAAATAATTGACAATGGAACATCGGATGACTACTACACGCCACCATTCATCTTTGAAGCCTTGGGGGTTGAATTTGATATGGATGTTTCTGCACCGATTAACGGCGTACCTTGGATTCCAGCTAAGCGATCACTGAGCATTATCGATGATGGTCTTACGACGGACTGGGTTGGTCGCGTATGGTGCAATCCGCCGTATTCTAATCCAGGGCCTTGGGTGGATAAGTTATTAAAACATAACAACGGCATCGCACTTTTGCCGATGTCGAAATCATCGTGGTTTAACTTAGTTTGGGAACGTTGCGACGCACTTCTGCCAATGTCGCCATCAATTAAATTCGTACGTACAGACGGAAAAATTAATTGGATATTCATGCCAGTGATGTTATTTGCATTCGGTGAAGCTAATCGTCAAGCCTTAATCGATAGCGGATTGGGTAAAGTCAGATGATGACGTTTGTGGATAACCTGTGGACAACACGCCCAAAGCCCGCTCAACTTATCCACATGCTTGCAACCTATTTGACTCGTTCGATACGCTCCATACTCGCTGGCGAGCCGCTGATGCGGACAGCTCGCAGGCGATGTCTGGTGCTATTGGGTGTCCTATGTATTGTGGGCACAACACCAGCGGAAGCTATAACAAAAACTGATTATCTAAAGCTATATGCACACTCAAGAGTTATTAATTATGAGCAATTCATTTGCTTATCCAAGATCATATACAGAGAATCTAGATGGAATCCTCAAGCTATCAATGGCAGTCATTACGGATTAGGGCAGATGAAATCAAAGCATTACCGGAATCTCGATGCTTATCGTCAGATCGATGCCACTATCCTTTACATTAAAGGGCGTTATGGTTCAATGTGTAAAGCGTGGGAGTTTCATAAGGCAAAGGGATATTACTGATGAGTAGAGCTTGGGCTGGTGGGTCAACTTCTAGATGGCGCAAGATTCGAATGAGGATATTGGCAAGAGATGGATGTTGCCAGATATGTGGTCAGGTAGAAGGTCGTATGCACATCGATCACATAATACCGAAGCGATTGAACGGCACTGATGATGACTGGAATTTGCGGCAATTATGTCAAAACTGCAATTTAGCCAAAGGGGGTCGGTTTTTTGAGGCTGCTTTAACAC